TTGTGGTATTAAATTAACTTTTGATAAATGCTTTTTACTACACATCCAAGTTGCATCCCCTGTTTCAATCCATAGTCTTAAAGAAGTGGCTTCTTCTCCACATTCCTTACATGGAAACTTGCCAGAGTAAGTAGAGAATCTACTATCCGCCATTAGATAATTTGGTCTTTAAAGTTTCTTGCAAGTCCAAATCCTCTCTTACTCTATTGATAAATCCTTCACGACCCTGTACCTTTGTGCCATCTTCTAATTGATACCATGCTCCAGTTCTTGTAACAAGACCTGCTAATTCTGCAGTATCAACAAGATCACCAATAGAATCAATACCTACTTGGTCTCCTCTAAAATAAAAATCATATTCACCTGATTGAAATGCTGGAGAAGTTTTAGAGAACTGTAGTTCCCATCTAACCTTTCTACCAATCTTTTCTTCAATTAACTTATCGCCAACATGGATCTTACCTTTGATAGCCTGATTATCTGACTCAGATGAAAATAATTTAATAACTGTAGATGAATAAAATTTAGTAGCCTGACCACCAGTAGGTTGCTGACTGGTGTACATAGCACTAATATTATTACGAGATTGGCTGATAAGAACAAGCATAGTTGGCTTAACTTTGTTATTTGCATAATTAAGCATTTTCCAAGCATTGCTAAAATCTCTAGACTCTGCACCAATCTGCTTTGTATTTTCTAATTGTTTAAGTTCATCTGAATCTTTTTCAAAATAAATTGCTGGCAATAGGGATGTAATTGAGTCTACTACAATCATGTCTACCCCTGCTTCCATTAGATTTACCCCAACATCTACCATCTCATTAATAGTACGAGCCTTTGATACTATAAGTTTACTTGTATCAACCCCCATATGCTCTGCCCATTTTTTATCGTATGACATTTCTGCATCAATCCAAGCACATACTTTTCCTTCTTTTTGTGCTAGTCCAATCATCTGAAGACATAAAGATGATTTAGCAGATGACTTAGAACCCCATATAAGTACCTGACGACCATATGGAAGTCCACCATTTAGTGCACGGTTTAATCCAAAACTTGGGGTAGCAGCATATTCAGTATCTGGAACAGAATCTCCAGACATAATTGCTTTACGTAGTTTTGGATCTAGTTGAGATAAAACATCTTCAATTGTCATTGTCATTAGAATCTTACCCCATGCTTCTTTGGTCTATGAGAGTTTTTTTCCATCTTTTCTTTTACAGCATAATCAAGAGATTTTACAACATATCCTGCTTTTGCAATACCAGCATAAAGATCAAGTGTACGAATAATAATATCTGCAAACTCGTCTGATATTTCATCTGGATGCATATCTTTACGAAGTGCTTCCATAGCCTCAGATACTTCTGAGACAATCATCATCATCTGCTTTGCTATAAATATAGGGTCTACAGTCTTATCCCAAAATCCTTTATCTACCGCATTTTTATGTATTTCTTCTGCTATTTCATCAAACATTTACTACATCCTCCATTATCACTGTTCCATCTTTTGTTTTACCAAATTTAAATTTATATATGTTGCCTGCTTCAATATTCATATATGCTCTAGCAAAAGCGGTTGGAAACACAGTTACAGCATGTAGTTCTCTGCCAGCATCTGCTAATGTAAGAGATGCCATCTTTTTGCCAGTTTTTGTTACTCTAGGTTTAAAAGATACTACAAACATTTCATCATCTTTAAATGGAAGCATTTTATAATTTAAAAACTTAATAAATGCATCTTTAGAATCTTTTATTTCATCAGCAGGAACTGCAGATACAATCCTGTTATCATTTGCAAGAATAATATAAGTACGACCAGCCTCAATAGAGGTATTTTCTTCATCAAATATACCCACGCTTCCTGTCTTATCTAGCAACTCTACCCTTGACCATCCTTTTGATCTCTTAATTGATTTTACCATACCCATCAAAATGAATGCGCCCTTTTCTTCATATTCTTCAATATCATTTATATATGCATAATAATGTTGTGGTACTGGCATATTAAATTCAGGGAGGTTAAGATACTCATATAAGTTTTCTTTAACCTTTTCTGCATCTGCTGGATTATCTGGGAATGTAAGTGCGCCAATAGCATTCATTGCTTGTAGTGCACGAGAATTTACTCCATTGCCTTTAGTAAATGTAAACTCTTCTACTTCTTTGAAAGAAGCAAATGGTCTAGCAGCAATATAACGATCAGCAATGGTATCAGAAATAAACTTAATAGCGGAGAGTCCAAACCTGATGCCTTTACCTTCAATTTTAAAATCTTTATCCGAATCATTAATATGAGGCAATTTAATTGGAATGCCCATTCTTTTCGCTTCAATCAAATACTCCGTTCTAGTATCTTTATCTTTTTCATTCTTAAGAAGAGCAAACATAAACTCTAGCGGATAGTGGTATTTGAGCCACGCCGTCCAATACGAGAGAGTACTGTAAGCAACGGCATGTGATTTGTTAAATGAGTAACCCGCATGAGCCTCAAAGTCATGCCATAGATCAAGCGCATCATTAGGAGCAATATACTGAGAGGCACCCTTAATAAACTTGTCTTTGAATACATCAAACTCTTTAGCATCTTTTTTCTTTCCAATGATTTTTCTAACTTTATCTGCTTCCGACATGGACATACCGCCAAGGTGTACGCATGTTTGCATAACTTGTTCCTGGTAAAGAACGCAACCATAAGTGTCCTCCGTAAATGGTTTCATGATTTGGTGCTTATAATTAATATTTTGACGACCATGCTTACGAGCAATATAGTCTTTACCAATTGTATTCATAGCACCAGGACGAACTAGAGCATTTGATGCAGCCAATTCATCAAGATTTTTTACCCCCATTTTAACAAGCAAGTTAGTATATGGGGTTGCTTCACATTGAAATACACCTTTAGTATATCCATCTGAAAGCATTTGATAAACATTTTTGTCTTTCATATCAATACTTAATAGATCAATTTTTTTATCATGTCTTTGTTCAATAATGTCTAATGTGTCTTTAAGAACGCTCAAAGTCTTTAAACCAAGAGCATCAATTTTAATTAGACCAATCTTCTCAGCCTCTTCCATATCGACTGCAACAACTGGAATCCTATCGTCACTTCCAGTAGAACTGCGAGTCTCCATCGGCGCATACCTAAAGATTGGATCTTTACTAGTAACAACTCCTGCAGCGTGAATACCAGTACCCCTAATTCGACCACGTAACTGTTCTCCATAAATTTCTACCTCTGGATATTTCTCTCTGAACCAAGCAGAGTTTTTAGAAGTACAGTAGTCATCCCATGTATCTACTGTCTTCAATACTTTATTCACATCTGGCAATGGTATATTTAACGCTCTTGCAACATCTCTAACAACACCCTTGTCTTTAAATTGTAAGAATGTAGCAATAGAAGCAACATGTCTATATTGTCTTACTAAATAATCTTTTACTTCATCACGACGAGAATCTTGAATATCTGTATCAATATCAGGAAAATCATTACGCTCAGGATTAATAAAGCGAAAGAACAAAAGTCCATGCTCAATTGGATCAATATCAGTAATACCTAAAGTATAACAAAGAAGTGAGCCTGCGGATGATCCACGACCTGGACCAACCATAATTCCTTCTTTCTTTGCCCAGTTAAGCATGTTACGAACAACTAGAAAATATGGTGCAAACTTTTTATCACGAATAATTTCTAACTCTTCCATTAATCTATTATCATATATGTCATTACCAAGCCAATTAGAGTTTAGCCTTTTTTCTTCTAATCCTGCAAATGCTAAGTTTGCTAACTCTTGGTCTGGATTTCTATATTGAACTGGAAGCAGATTCATGCCAGACTTAATATCGTATTCTTCAACTTTGTTTGCAATCTCTATAGTATGATCATAAATATCAGTGCGTGTAATACCGTGAGATTCCATGGCACTTTTCATTTCGTCAAATGATAAAAGATGAATATCAAACGATCTAAATGACATTTGTCTATCTGCACCATAAAGGTAATCTAATCTATCCATCATATCTTTATGCTTTTTAGATTTATCATATGTTGCGTCTTTTTGTAATTTAGCATGGGTATTTAAAATTAGCATCATTTCTTGAATAACCTTTTGGTCTTCATTAGAATGGTGGCAGTCTGGCGTTACTACAAGTTTTACATTAAGAGAATCTGCAATATCACAAATAGTTTTATTTACCTCTGGAGGATTATGTGGCATAATTTCTACATAATAATCATCGCCAAACTCATCAGCAAACCACTGTATATACTTCTTTGCTACTGCTAGTTCTCCAAGTTCTACCGCTTTTGCTACCCAACCACTCAGACATGCTGATGTAACAATTAAACCTTCTTTATATTTTTTTAATGTGTCAAAATCAAATCTTGGCTTGCTAAAAAATCCTTCAGTCCAAGCAATTTCATTAATTTTATTTAAGTTGTCTAGACCAACTTGATTCTTAGCAAGAAGGACTATATGATGATAATTTTGATCAAGAGGATCAGTACGATCTGCCTTTGCTCTCTTATCAGCCATATCTGTAGTCATATAGCCTTCTACGCCAAGTATTGGCTTAATACCCTTTGCTTTTGCAATACGGTGCAGTTCCCTATGCCCAGATAAAGTACCGTGATCTGTGATTGCCAATGCAGGCATTCCCAGTTCAACTGCACGGTTCACGTATTCTTCTGGAGTAGCAACACCATCCATTAAGGAATAGTGTGTATGGACATGTAAGCCAACGTAGTTCATCAATTACCAGTCAATATTAGTTGCTGTTACTGATGGAGTGTCAAACCCAAAGTAGAATGCTTCTTGCTCTGGATATGGAACTTCACGAACTACCTTTTCTAGATTAAAGAACTCACGACCATCCCACTTGAATGGTTCTGAGTCTGGAGTGCTTGGAATAAGTGTGTAATTAGTTTCAGTTCCCTGACCATTACGCTTTAGTTTCCAAGTCAAATTTGAGATGCTTCCTGTTTCAAGTGCATACTCACGAATTGTATTAAATGCAGATTGCTTGCTGATACCTTGTGACCATACTGCAATGTATGGATCTTCTGTGCCATCATCAACTAGTACATTTGTATAGAAGCGAAGACGTGCTCTCCAACCACTCTTTGGTTCTTTACGAGCCATCTCACAGCCAAAGCAACGACCTTCTGATTCTTGAGTACAAGCAGCCTTACGCTTGTAGTCTTTTGGATTAGTATGTTCAGAAACAACTACAGCCATACCACGATCTTCATTATAGTTTGCTGAGTCAGAATCTAATTCGTTAACAAAACGAATCTTTGCTGCTTGTCCATCTGCTAGTTTAACCCAGCGGACTTTTGTTCCTGTGCTTTCGTATTTTGGTTTTTCGACTAGGGCGTTAATATTTTTTAGTCCCTTTACAATAGTCATATTTTCTCCTTATATATAAGTTTTATCTATTTTAGCATAGCATCAATAACATTGTCAAATGAAAGTTTTAGTTGCCTAATTTCATCATCTGTCATATCACCAATGTCTTTATATTTTTTATCAGGTCGGATAACTGTAACTAAGTTTCCTAATTTTTCAATTAGTCTATCAGCCATAATTGATCCAGCCTCATCGTTGTCTGCTACAAGTACAATACTATTAAAGTATTTTTTCAAAAGTCCCATCTGGCTTGATGAAACATTTGCCCCTAGGGTAGCAACCGCAGGGAAACCTACTTGATCTAATCGAATTGCATCAAAAGATGATTCAACAACATAGATAGTCTTTGATGCTTTTACTCTATGCAAATTAAAAAGTATTTTACTCTTAGGTAAGCCTGGTGTATTTTTAAACTCTTTACCCTCAATAGTTCTAGCAACAAATCCAATAGTCATACCTTCTGGAGACTGCATTGGAATTACCACTGAATCTTGTTTTTCTGAATATCCTAAATCAAACTTGGTAACAGAATCTTTTGTAATTCTTCTACCTTCAAAATATGTCATTGCCCTAGGAGATTCTAGTGCCTGCTTATTCAATCTTTTAATCAATAATTCATCATATTGAACAAAGTCAGGTGCTGCATATAAAGTTTTATTAACAAGAGATTCAATATCTGTTTCTACTTCTTTGCTTTTAATATATCTAACAGATTCAAAATATGTTCTACCTGTCATATGCATAATTAATTCTATAAGGTTCTTAGTAGTTTGACAGCCAAAACAAAAGAATAGCCCAGAGTCTTTAGAAACTTCTCCAGCAGGAGTTCTATTATTGTTATGGTATGGACAAAATATAATATAGTCAGTGCCGTATTCTGCCTCTATATCTATTCCTGCGCCTGTTAGTACTCTATGTATCTGTTGTGTTGTATATATCTCTTTAAGCATTTTTATCTTCGAAATCTTTATATCTGTAATATCCTTTATCAAAATCTACTTGTATTAAAAAGTCTCCCATAAATCCGTTACGATTTTTTCTGAATGCACATTCAATTATATCACTGTTGGATGCACGACCCAATGCTAATACCCAGTCAGCATCGTAGGCAATCTGTCTTGACCATGCTGTTTGACCAAGTGTAGGTACAGTAGAAAGATCTTTTACATCATCTGGAGTTGCAGAAGAAATTGCAATAATGGGCATTTCTTCACTAATAGCCATAAGTTTAAGTTCTCGTGAAAGGTTCTTCATTCTAACTGTTTCATTATCTGCTTTTTGATTTGGAGACATAAGTTGTAAATAGTCAACAATAACAAAGTCTGGTTTATATTGATCTATCTTTCCACGAATAACTGATGGTGTAATCTCTCCGCCCTGATCGTTAGAAATAATATGAAAGTGTGGTCTACCTTCTACCTTATTTGAATGCCACTTCTTAAGCATATCTGTTTCAACTTCACCATTGCTAAGTTTACGATGAGACCATAATCCCTCACCCATAATTGCAAATACACGGTTACGAACTTCTGTTTCAGACATTTCAAGACTGATAATCATAGGCGTTTTGCCTTGCTTCCATGCCTGTACCGCAAAATAAAGAGCAAGCCATGATTTACCAATACCTGGATAAGCAAGGAAAATACCTAGTTGACCTGCCGTAATACCAGAAGGTAGGTAGTTATCAAAACCTGGAAGACCAGTTTTAATTCCTATAGATCCAAGTTCTTGTTGCTTTCTTACATTTTCAAAATATGCAATTGCTGATTCTAAATCTGTAGCATCAACATCTCTAATTGTAGATGTATTTTTCTTTAATTCTGAAGTTTTAGTAATTAATTGCTCTAGTGCCTTTTGACCTTCTCCACCTTGAATTTCAGATGCAGCGTTACGAATAATATCTTTAAGGCTATCGTTTAAATATTCAACTTGAAGTTCATCTAAATGGTGCTTTGTTGCACCTACCTCTTGAACTGGAGTAAAATCTCTAAACTTTTCTACAACTAATGATAGTGGAGGAACTGTGCCATTATGCTCTGCGTAGTTTCTAATGAAAAGCCAAACATCATTATGCGTTCTAAGAATATTATCTACATTGGCTTGCAGGAGTACGTGAACCTGTTTATCTTGCAATACTGCTGATATTAGTTTTGCCTCTGTGTTATTCACTTAGCCACTCCCTTGCTAATTTTCTACGCTCTTCTCGTTCTTTAATATCTGCCTGCACTTCTAGTTTACCATTAAGAATTTTTTCTGCATTATATGCAAAGAAGTTCCAATTTGGATCTTGAGCAACTAAAAAATAATAATCTAATAAATCATAACAGTCTTTTATCCCATAGGATTCAACAAGGGCATCTGCAGCCCATTGCTCAACATTAAGATTGAGATTAGACTTTTGCTCATATCTTTGCAAATATAATTTGTTGTATCGACTGAGCAAAGCCATTCGGTCTTTGCGGTCAGCCATACTATTCTTCTACTAACTCTGTCTTTGCTTCTTGAACCTTTTCTACCACTTTGCTTTCAACAAAGGAGTAAACACGGTCCATAGCCTCATTTGTAGTTTCTCCATCACGGGTATAATCAACTACCCCAAGATCAACTCTTAAAGACTGGAAATTACCCAGATTAAGGGTATATCCAAGTGTTACTGATACTTTTGTGTCATTACGTTCTTCCACCACTGCCTCCTTCAAAGGCTAATTAATGCTCTCTCCCCAAACAGGAATAAATCTACCATCTTCAGTTTTTGTATAAACCAGTATACCATCGCCAGTTCTTCGTGTCAACTCCTGAGATGTAGGAGTCATATTGTTTGTTATTAAATTATCTTTTCTTGGTCTACCAATATGTATGCTTGCAAGTATATCACGTATCTCTTTTAATTGCGATTCAGAGTAGTACGCTCTTACTTGCCAATCTCTTGTACCGCCAACCTGTGCTCCTATTGGAGGCGGAATAACTCCACGTTTAATTAGATATGGAATATATTTACGATGCCTATTGACAAGTCTTGCAGTTTCTGCTACAGTATATGCCCTTTGTCTATTTTTTCTGAAGTCATTACGAAAACAAGTTTCTAGTCTATCTTTTGTAATATTGTAAAATGTAACCATACCAGTTGATCTAGAACTATGATATAGTCTAACTAAATCATTATTTAAAAACCAAATTTTTTGGTTACCTTTAATTATAGGCTGACTATTGTAGTCTTTGCTCTCAAGTTTTCTTGGTCCAAAAGCCATTTTCCCTCCTTGCTATCTGAAGGTGGATGATAAAAATTTCTAGATCCACAACGGATGCAATAGGTCTCTAAGTGTATTTGGCTAGAATATTGTCTATCAACAAACATTCTACCTTTGCAGCGTCTGCAATGGATCATGTACCCAATTCCCCTTTTAGTTTGGAATTCCAATAATAATTAGGTGAACAGCCAAGGACAGATCTCCTGACGCTCCAAACCTAACCACTCCTTCTACTCTTGATGTAGTAACAGATTTTAAAATAACATTTACATTTTGTCCTGCTGGAGTATTTCCAATATTAACTGCAGTAGCAGATGCTATTGGTGCATATTTAAAATCAGATGGGAAGTCATATGAAAATGTCTTTTCGTTTCCTGCGCTAACTGTTGAGTTATTTGCTACTTCAACATACCCACCAACTACTCTAGCCTCTGATGTTTTTACACTCTGCTTACCTGCAGAAACAGTATCTACAGTAGTATAGTTGTAGGTTGCAGATGAAACCTGCGTAGAAATATCATTAATTGTATCTGCCAACTGATAAATGTATGTAACATCTAACGGTTGACCTCGTTCTGGTAGTGGTACTTTTGCCATTATCTCTCCATTATATCATTAAACAGTCTCATTGAGCAGTCTATAAACTTTTAAAAATGGTGTTCCTGGAGCGCCATCTGCTCTTTCAATTGGTTCTCCTTTTAAATAAATCTCAACACTCATTCTATTTGGCGTGGTTGGTTGCACAACTCCATTAATTGTCCATGTATTTGGAATTGGTAAAGCAAGAGATGTTGTATCAATTCTTTCTTTATATAGCCAATCACCATTTCCACCACCACGATCCCATCTTACCCAAATATCATATTCATGTGTTTTAGTTATTGAATAAGTATTTCCACCATCAACTTTGGTTACTTCTACAGCATCCCAAACAATAGTAGCAATTGATCCTGCTTTATTAAATACAATATTTCCAGGCACAAATGTATAACCTGGTTGTATTAAATAGACAGGAGACCAATGAGATGTTCTGTTTCTATCTGAAGAAATAATCCTATATCTTACAGAATATCCCTCTGTATTAGAGTCAATGGCTGGTAAATTATTTGGAGAAGTTTTAAACTTTTTAATTGTTTCAGAAGTAGCCATTATGTTACTCCAACTGAAAATCTAAATTCAATATAATTACTTGTATTGGGAGACTTGACAACTGTTTCTGCATTAGTAGTTTTGATAACTGAATAACCAGTAAGACCATATAATGGATTTGTAGTAGCAATATTTTCTAGTCTCATTGCATCAAGTGCAACATAATAATCATCAGACGGAACATCTGAAACTAAAACACATGCATATATTTTTACAACTGTTACAGCATTCCACGTAAATCCTTGTGTCTGATATAGTTCTTGTAGTTGTTTTGTTATTACAAAATAGCGGTTAGTAGAAAAATCATATGTTCCTCCAGTACCGCTTCCATTATCAAGTTCAGCCTCAAATCTAGCAAATTCTCCAGAACCTTCTGCATCTGTACTTGCAAAATCTACAAGAATGCGAACGGTGTCAGGAACTGCAGAAGAATCTCCATCCTTACTTACAAGAGAAAATGCAAGACGCAATTCGTCAATTGGAGAGTTACGTGTAAAATTAACATCAGCACCAGTTAAATGTATATGATTTGATCCAGCCTCAACAACAAAATGTCCTTCAGCACTACCTGTTGATGAGTCAATAGTTAGGTCTGAATCATTTCCACGAATTAAAATAATATTATTTAAAAATCTACAACGCTCATATCTTTCTGGGCGTGGTGATTTATAAAATATAGAGTTATCTGCATTTGTTTGAAATACTGGGTCTGTAGTAGCAATTACGTTATCGTCTAGCGGATCATCCAACGGAGTTGTAATAGTTGGAATAGATGTTGCAGCAGATGCTGTATGATATTGCCAGTTTTCACCTTGAGTAAAAGCAAACACAGTTTTGCTATCATAGGCTCCAGCAGAAGGATTTGATCCTGCAGAGTACAAGCCAATCTCTGAAATTTCATATCTTTCTTCTGTTGGTAGTTCTGCTGTTAATACAATTTTTTCTGTACCAGCATCATTAACAAAGCCCCTAGATGAAATAGGCACTCTGAACATTTCAAAATCTAGGTTGTCTTTAGTTGAGTAGTCTCCATATGGATCAGTAGTATCTAGTGGCTGTGCTCCACATCCTATGGCAATATAAGAAGCATAGGCTGGTGCCTGACCAAGAAGATACTTACCAATGATAGATTTTCCAGTGTTTGTAATCATAATTCCGCCTCATATATTGTACCACCTGTGGTAATTTCTACCTCTATCTGCTCATCTAGTTCTAAATTTACAGCCTCTACTACCAGTTCTCCAGTTTCTGGGTCTATATATACATGCGATCCATCTGGACCTGTTCCTTCTGTTGGAACTTTATTATCAAATCTAATAGAAAAATTTTGAAAATATTTATCGGAAGTAGCCTGTAAACTAACAATATTATTAGCGTTATATTGTTGTTGAATCTGTGTCAAATTTTTAATAGGCTGATAAATAATTTGTTGACCATTAACCGTATCATTTCTAGCAATATTAATTAACTCTTGTCCACCAATATTTTCAAAAATAAGGTCAGACATAATTTGAATTGGAACGGCGTCTTCGTCAAATAAAATAGTGTCAATTGGAGCAGTTTTTACTGGTGGTGGCGGCGGCGCTTGTGTAACTGGGCTTATGTTAGACGGGGTAGAAGAGAGAGTAGAGGGTGTTAAAGGAATAGGGTTTGGAGAAGACTGTTGGTTAGATCCACTACCATTATTTGGTGATTGAGAACTTGCTTGAACAACACTCTGCGTTGTTGGTATGACTATTTGATTATTTTTATCATATTCTGCTGCTTTTGCTGCTGATGCAGCATTAATTGCAGCACCTAAGTCTGTTCCTCTTCCTCCTGCTGCTTTTGCTGCATTAAGAGTATCAAAATATTCTTTATCTGTTAAAGTTTTTCCAGGTGTATAAGAATCTCCGTAGTACCCTGCCTTATTAACTCCACCACGTAGATCATAGTATTGTTCTGGTGTTGGTCTTTCAAAAGTTTTTGTTTCAGGGTTAAATACACTATATCCAGCAGCGTTTGCCTGTATAACTCTTTTTGTTGTTGCATCTAATTGTTCAAATGGAATTTTATTAAATGATTGATCGTCAGCCATTTTATACCTCGCTTAAATAAATAGTCATTTGTGGACCATTATTTCCTCTAGAATAGTCTATATTATACACAACAAACCTATCTGTATCTTCTGTAACTAAATCTAAATTTTCATTATTTTTATAATTAATTGTAACAATATCGCCTAGTTGTAACGTAGGAATGGAATATACATTAAGACCAATTACCTTTTTAGGAATCATGACTTTATTAATAATCCAACCCATTAAAGCATCTGCATCATCTTGAGTTTGTATATATGGGGTATCTAGGCTAAACTCATTTTTTCCATAAATAAGTCTGCTTAGTTTAATGTCATCATATTTTGCTTTTTCTACCAAAGGAGAATAGATTAGTGCACTACCACTAAATGGTGGGTCGGACAGGTTGCTCTTTTTGCTAAAGTATTCATCTACTGTTAATTCATATGTTGTGTCTTGTGTAAAAGCAACACCCTGTATTCTTAAATAGTTACCACTTGTTTCATCCAAAACAAGAGCCTTATCTGAAGCATTAAATATTAAGAATTCAGCACCATACGAGTCTGCTTGGAATCCAGATACTGAGTAGCCCTTGATACGATTAAATGTAGGAGAAAGTTGTGAATATAGTGCTGGATATGCACGATCATATCTAATATCAAAATAGGCACATTCACGCATAATTGTTCCAAACTCATCAAAATACATATTATATTTTGGTGGTTGCTCTGAACTAATACCAGTTAAATAGGTACCTTGAATAATGCCATTCATTGCATATTTTCTAAATGATTCATTTGCGTCAATTTGTTTATCACCAAATACTGCAGACAATGTTTCACCTGTTGTAAATACTGTATTTTGAGAATAGTTTTCAGACAAAGCATATACATGTTCAAACATACAACGAGATGATCCACGAATAAACAAAGCCATATTATTATATATTGGAAGCGGATCTGGGTCATCAACAATTTTAATTAACTTATTATTAATATATAAATAAAATCTACGAGTCTTACCAATGTCTTGATATTCTACGGATAGATCATATACGGTAGGCTTGTCTTCTCCAGCCATTCTATATTGACCAGTAAAACGACCATCGTCAACAATAACATTTGTTATACCGCCCCATAATTTAATTGGAATAGCATTATCATTAGCAGATTCTTTTTTAACTTTATAAAAAACAACATTATTAATGTTTACCGCAGCCTGTCCATTTTTATCTAATTTAAGATATGATTCTACATTAGTTTCAGTTAGTGCAACAATCTCAAAATAGTATCCATTATTTGTTTCTGGATTAAGTAATACCGCTATACCGCCAGATCCTCCACCTATGCTAACATTTTGATTTGGCTGAACATTATTAACTTGATAGTATGCACTAGATCCAATTGGAGTTTGTCCACGGGTTTCATTATTTTCAATTTTACCAATAATACGAATACGTGTACCAAAATTTTTATAAGCGCCATTTAAGTTTTTATAAACATATGAAACAAAGTTAAGTGGTGTTTCTGTAGTTTTAAATGACGGTCCATTCATAACTAGAGCAGAAGATTGAACAGTTCCTGTTTGTGTAGATTTTAAGTTATTGATAGCAGTTTCAGTTAAATAGTTTGCAGACATGAAGTTTTTAATAATACCATTACGAGTTGTTTGACGAGCCAAAGTATTATTTACTCCAGCAGCGCCTACAGTGGTTGCTGGTCTTGTTACATCTTCATCTAGTGTTGTAGTAAATAAATATTGAGTTTGCATATTGCAGCCACGAACATAAGTATTATCTGCCCAGTAGTCGCTGATCCCTGCAGTATGAGTAGTTACAGGTGTTCCAAATTGTCCTCTACCATGTTCATATACGGCACCTGGCTGCAATCTTGCTATACCATCAACTGTTTCATAAAAAGGCACTGAAAAAATTCTAACAAGACCTGTTGGATATATTTTTCCATTAAACGGAATAGACGCAAAGTATCTTTGATATTCTTGATTGCTGCTAATCCAAACATTACCAGTGCCAGTTACGTTAAACTCTGCAGCATCATATTTAATAATTTCACCATTTGAATATAAAAATCCTTGATATCTTGTAAGCCAGTAAATATTTTCTCCAAGATCTAGCGTATTATTTACAACAACTCCGTTAACTACAGTTGGCAAATCTGCTGAAAGCGTTGCATTTAAAGGCATTGCACCTAAAACATAGTTACCCTGTTTTGCTGCTACTTCATTAATAGTTTTTGTTGCTTCATCTCCTGCAACTTCCCACAAAAGAACAGGTTTATAAATCCATGTTTTATCACGATCAACCATGCTTGCTTCTCTAATACTTCCATATGAACGCTGAATATATCTAGTTGTATAATTAATTTTTCCATCATTATAAACACGCTTGTCTTCAGACGCAATAGATATAATATTAGGTAGGTTACCAGAGGATTGGTTTTCAATAACGCCTTCATCTGTTTGATTATTATTTCCCAATAGAACAAAATCTGTTGTTCTAGTATCTGCATCTGGCATTAAATAGTTTTTACTCATTACAATAAAATTATTGTATTCATCAAAAAACATTGCGCTTTGTGTTGATATTGCAAGTTGATTAAGTATTTCTGCAACATTTTGATCTGGTGCAACAAAGAAATACGGAATGATTGGGTCTGACTCTCCATCTATTCTTCTGAAAGAATAGTTTGTAAAACCAATATAATCAAGAATAGTACTTATAGCCATGCTTAAAGATGTTTGAGTCATCAATAATCTTGGAGCAGGCATTGATTCGAAAAAGAAATAAAAATCTCTTAGATTAATAGAGATTGTTCCAGCGGTAACGTCTGCTTGCGGAAAACCTTCTGAATATAAAGTTTTAAGAGGAATAAAATAGTCAAACCCATCAACATCAATAATTGTTTCATAAAAATTAAATTTAATATTTTTTCTTGTATATCCTGCAATAATACTATTTGTATTATTAGGATTAAAAGCCTGATCATCATCAAAAATATTAATCTGACCCGTAGATGCAAGAAGTTGACCTACTGGTAAAGATGTAATTCCAACATCAGATAAAATTTTAGTAACCTTATAATCAATTACTTTATCAGAAATATCTCCGACTAGCCTTGGAGAAATCTCAATTAAATCAAAAGTAGTATCAAACTTATTCATTGTTTCTACTACTACTCTTAATCCTTGAATATATGCAAACTCTCTATATTCTGTACCGCCATTAATTTCGTCAGTAAATTGCTCTGGGTTTGTAAAATCAGTAACAAAACTTGTATTATTATCTATTTCTTCTGAACCTAAAGTCCATCCATATGTTGGAGAAAATGTTTCATAATCACTTCCAGTCCAAATATAAAATGTTCCACGGCTTCCTTCGTTTGCAATTACTAAATATGCATAGCCAGTTACAGATGTGTCTGGCAATAAAGTTGATGAAGAAAGTGTTTCTGCAAATATAAAAATATCTCTGTAGGCTTCTGGAACTATAAGTCCATAGTGAATTTCAACATATCCATCAGTGCCAATAATTGGAGTTCCGTCTGCTCTTGTTGTATTTTCATTAAATGAAATTGCATTAGACCAATTATTATTATAAAGATATTGTATCTTCCATCTTGCTGGAGTTGTCTTATTTGCAGTTCCGTATAGCGGATCTGGTATAGACCCAGACGCTGTTGTAAAGGGTCCAAGATCTACAGAGCCAACATTAGTTTGCATTTTAACAATAATTCTATTTGTTGGAACTTGATTTTTATATACAACAAAAGGAACTGCATCATCTATATAATTTAGTCCATTAGATAATTTATTTGATACGCCATATTCAACATTATCTTCTGTTCTATAAGAAGTCCAATATCTAAACTCATCATATCGTGATGGCATATAATATCTTGGTCGTTCTGCTATTGATGCACCAGAATTTGCTAAATATCGTCCGCCAAAATATAAAGGTTTATTAATTCCTGATCTTGGTCTAAATGGTTTTAAACAATCTTCTAAAGAATAAATCATCTTCATTTTGTCTTTTTGTAAAGTAAATTGTTGAGGGATGCCAGAATCAGTAAACCCATTATCAATAACTACGTCTGCATCTGTAGCACCTGTATAATAATTTCCAGCATCTAAATTATCAAATGTATTTGGCAAAGTATAATATGTAGAGCCTGGGGTACTTGGACGATATCTATAGTTTCCTACTAAAAAAATATTATCTGGCATATTCATATTCCATTCAGCAAGAACTAGTGACTTTAACTGAACTGTTGCCGATGTTTCTAAATGAGTCTTTAATGCTTCACTAACAAACACTTTAGACCTCTTCCAGGCTTACCGATATATTCCAAAGGTCAAAATTATTGCCACCACGTTTTACAACAGAATAATTAAAGTCAGCAAAGTAAACTTCAACAATTTGGTTATACTGTGCTAGATGACCAAATGCAGCATTATCTGTACCAAAATTAGAATATTTGTCATATGCTAAATACATCCAAAATGGACCTGTATGATTTTGATACCAATCTAAAATTTCTACACCTCCAGCACCACCGTCTGCTGTAAACTCTTGTGTATTATTTTGATATGGAGAAATTCCAGTATCTGGATCAAATTCTGCATTTTGATAAAATGCTCTTGATGGAAGTAAATTCCAAGACCAAGTAAAAATTAACTTGTCAGCAATGTGGTACGATCTCATTCTTCCATTAATTGTTCTTTGACGCTGTTCTATTCTCTGTGGTGTAATAGAAATATCTCCAC